AACAAACCAATCGTACTGGGGGTAGAACAAGTTCCAGACCCACATTGAGGTAAAGGAGCTAAGGTGGACGGATTAAGATTCAGTACAAGACCGATACCTGTAGCAACAACTTCAAAACCATCAATAAAAGATGAAGATTTTCCAAAAGCAATAGAGTCTGTAAAATCAGGAGCTATCACTATTGAGAAATTAAAAGAAACGAGAGAGTTAACAACGGACCAAATAAAACAATTAGATGAAATTTAGATCGAGTAGTGTAGCAGCATTGTTCACAGGAACAGATGGACTAGCAGTAGCACAAGATAGAACGTTAACTGATTTGCTATCTAAAATTAAATTAACAGAGAAGCAGGCAGAGACCAGGGATGAGTTGATAGCTAAACGTGATGCACCTATATCATTACCTGAGGGAGCTAAAACGTACATCAAAGAGCTTGTAGATAGAGAGGTTTATAAATACGTATCTTCATTTAGCTCAAGAGAGACTGATAAAGGGACTAGAGTTGAGGATGAATCAATAGAGATTTATAATAGACTTCATTTTACAAACTATAGTAAACTTGTAGATGGTGATGAATATTGCTCACTAGAGGACAAATACACTACAGGACACCCAGACATTGCACATAAAGAGTCTAAAAAAGTAATTGATATTAAGAGTTCATTCACTAAGAAAACATTCCCTAAGTTTCCTGAAGATGGAAGCAATAGTTCATACGAATGGCAAGTAAAGAATTACTTAAGAATGTTAGGGTGGACCAAAGGAGAGATTGCTTATGTTTTAGCAAATACCCCTGAAGAATTGGTTTCAGATTGGGAAGAACCGAGCCTGCACTATGCTGATGATATTGATGATCGATTAAGAGTTACAGTTATACCAATTGAATTGACGGATTCTGACATTAAATTCATGGAAGGAAGATTAGAGGCTGCTCAAAAATTTGAGAAAGAATACAGAGAAAAATTAATGAATAAATAAAAACAAATAGTTATGAGTTACAAAGCAAGTGGAACAGTATTTTCAGTAAGTGAAATACAAGTAGTAAGTGAGAAATTCTCAAAGAGAGAAGTAGTACTTGAAGATTCATCAAGTAAATATCCACAATTTTTATGTTTTCAGTTTACGCAAGATAAAGTGAACGACTTAAATAATATTGCAGCAGGACAAGAAGTTGAGATTAGCTTTAATTTGCGTGGCAGAAATTGGACGGATCCAAATGGAGTAGTTAAAACATTCAATACTTTGGAAGGTTGGAAGATCGATGAGATCGGACATGCTCCACCTCAAGTTGTTGCAAATGTAGTTCCAACTACTGAGGATAGTCAAGATTTACCATTTTAATTTGCCATTTTAAAATAAGTTTGTAGGAGTTCCGAAACCTTCGGACCACGTATTAATGAACTGATACGTGGTCACTAACATTCAAAACAAAGTATATGATAACATATTTTAAATCACTAAACGATACAGGAGTTCCGTATCATATTGATATAGGACAAGCCATTAAAAGAATAAGAGAAGGCGTTAGCAAGACTACTGTTGAATTAATCAGATCTGAAAAAGATAAATCAATAAGAAACTCAATCAAAAAGAAATTACCTGCGATTTGTTTCTCAGGTACATTCAGTCAAAGATCAGATGCATCCGTTATAAAGCACTCAGGATTTATATGTATAGATTTTGATGGATTTACTGACGAATGGGCTATGATGAATGCAAGACACAAGATGATTAGTGATTCATTCTCTTATTGCGTATTCACATCACCGTCTGGAGATGGGCTAAAAGTGATTGTGAAAATTCCTGCTGAAATTAATAATCATAAGAATTATTTCTCTTCACTAGAGAAGCATTACAATATGTCTGAATTTGATGTGACATCAAAAAATATATCTAGAATATGCTTTGAATCATACGACCCAGACATTTATGTTAACGACAATAGCTCAGTATGGTCAACAATAACAGTTGAGGAGCATCAATCATTTGACAAGGTTACGTCCAGACAAACTATCAAATTAACAGACAATAATGAGGTAATAAGAAGATTAAATATTTGGTGGAATTCAAAGTTTGGATTACTACCAGGATCAAGAAACAACAATACGTTTGTACTTGCGTCTGCTTACAACGAGTATGGTATTGATAAGTTCGATGCGTTATCTGCACTATCAGATCTTGCTTCTGAGGATTTCCCAATGTCTGAGATCAAAGTATGCTTAGATTCTGCATATAAAAATAGTGATGCACATGGATCTAAATTTTATGAGGATACTGTAAAAGTTGACTCTATAAATACAATGATCAAGAAAGGTATCCCAGCTGAGCAGGTTATAAGTATGAATAACGACATACCAATAGAATTAGTTCAGTCGGTAATATCAAACATATCAACATCTGATGTATCATCATTCTGGTCAAAAAATAGCAAGGGAGTTATTATACACATCAATCATCAATATAAGAAATATTTAGAATCAAGTGGATACTATAAATTTTACCCAGAAAACGGACAGAATTCAGTATTCGTGAAGATTCAGAACAACACAATATCAGATGCTTTCGAGGACAGTATAAAGGATTATGTCCTGGACTACTTGCTAGAAAAGGATGACTTAAGTATATATAATTATTTTGCTGAAAAAACAAAATTATTCAAAGAGGATCATTTAACATTACTATCAAAAATAGACCCGATAATTATGGCGGACAACGAGAAAACAGCTCATTTATATTTTAATAATTGCGCTTTAAAAATAACAGCAAACAACGTAGAGGTTATTGACTATATGAATATCAAAGGATATGTATGGGATAGTCAAAAAATAAATAGAGATTTTAATATAGCAGATTTTGAAAACTGTGAATTCTCTAGATTCATGAACAACATAGCAGGTGGCGAGATCCCTAGAAAACAATCAATGGAGAGTACGCTTGGATATTTATTGCATGGATATAAGAAACCATCCTTCTCACCTGCCGTAATACTGAATGACGAATTGATTTCAGATAATCCAGAAGGCGGTACAGGTAAAGGTATATTCGTAAGCTCAATAACTCACTTAATACCAGTTGTAACTATTGATGGTAAAGCGTGGAGCTTCTCTAAATCATTCCCATACCAACGTGTGCAAGTATCAACAAAAGTAATTGTGTTTGATGATGCCGCTAGAAATTTTGAATTTGAAAAATTATTCTCTGTAATTACTGAGGGTATAACGCTAGAGAAAAAGAACAAAGATGAAATACATATACCATTCGAAAGATCACCTAAAATTGTTATATCTACGAATTATGCTATTAAAGGCTCTGGAAATTCGTTTGAAAGAAGAAAATGGGAATTAGAGTTTGCTCAATATTATCACAAAGGATATACACCAAATGATGAGTTTGGACATGACTTATTCTCAGGATGGGATTCAGATGAATGGTTAAAATTTGATAACTATATGGTTTCAAACATCCAGTTATACTTAAGAGATGGCTTAGTAAAATCTAAATTCAAAAACCTTGAGGAAAGAAAATTGATCGCTGAAACGTCCCATGATTTTTATGAGTGGGCTAAAGATTCAGATAATAAAATGACTAAACATAATCAAATAACAAATTTGATAACAATGTTTAACTCTTTTACGCAAGATAATCCAGACTTCTCTAGGACTGGTAAGTACGCACTACCATTGGTTAAATTCCACAAATGGTTGGACTCTTATGGTGAATTTAAATATAGTTGCAGACCTGAAGTGTCAAAATGTGATGGTAGTAAGTGTATAAAATTCATATATAAAGAAGATGAGCAAGGAGAAATAAGTTATGATTACTAGTTATTCTAGTAATTATACCTTACATTTGTAATAAATAAAATAATAAAAAATATAATATAAGATCATGGCGAAAACAAGCATAACAGACTATTCTTTCATTAAGGAAAAAGATTTAGAAAGATTGAAAAATTTAATGAAAAAAAATAAAAGATCCAGGAGCTTACAGGACCTTACAGAATTCGCATACGAAGTAACAATAAGATACTTAGATGCTGCAAATGATAAAGATTTTTATATGCTTTTTAACATAAAGAAATGATAAGAGAAAATTGTTTAGTTGGGTGCAAAGAACACCAACACCATCGATACTGCGATAATTTTAGATCAATTGCTAATATAGATTATTCACTAGAAGAGGTTGAGACTGAATCTAGGAAGAATTATAATTTAGATATGTATGACGAGCTAGAGGAGGTTATCCAGTTCTACAAATTGAAAAGTAAATATAATTCAGAGATAGTTATATTAAGACATATGTTTATAGATCATTGTATCAATACATTTAAAATATCAGAAGGTAAGATAATGTATTTATTGGATGCATACACTCAAACAATTAAATATTCAAAAATCAGACATTCAGAACTAAAGTATAGCAGATTATACATCGAAGAAACGAAAGAAATTTCAGACAAATTAAATGAAATACATAGGAAAATTGAACTAGAAAAGATTAAAAATATATGAAAATAATAATAAAAATAAATGATGGCATTTCAACTACAGACGCATTGATGAGGGTGGCTCAAGTAATAGAGGAAGGAAGAACTTCAAACAATGGCGAAAATTACTGCTATATTACTGCATATTCAAACAATCAGATAGTATATGCTAAAAAGAATAAGAATTCAGATACGTTTAAAGTTGAAAAATATACCATAGGATGAGAAGCTTAATAAACAAAAACTTAAAAGAGATCAAACATAATAATACAGATAAATCATTCAATCAAATATTAGATGCAATTGACATGAATGCTATTTATTTTGTAGTATGGCTGGAGATGTTGCTTAAAGAGGATAAAGAGTGGTTTGATCATAATTCAGTATCCACTACCTATGCCATATTCAAAGCGTGGAGCTTAAAAGACGATAAAGATAATGAGTAAAGAGCTGAGGGATTATCAGGTTGATATTTCGCAAAAAGCATTTGAAATATTAAAAGAAAAGAAGATCGTTTATTTAAATATGCAGCCTAGAACTGGTAAAACTTTGACATCTTTAAATACTGCTCAATTATTCAACGCTAAGAATGTTTTATTTATAACTAAAAAGAAAGCGATAGGGTCAATTCAAAGCGATTACAACGACTTTAATTTCTTATTTGATATAACTATAATAAATGCAGAATCATTGCATAAGGTTGAAGGTGATTTTGATTTAGTAATTTCAGACGAACATCATGGTAACGGTGCGTTTCCTAAGCCTAGTAATAGGACAAAGTTATTCAAGCTAAAGTACTCATCACTACCTATGATATTTTTGAGTGGAACGATGCACTCTGAAAGTGGATCTCAGATATTCCATCAATTTTGGATTTCAAATTTTTCTCCATTTAAAGAGTACGGAAATTTTTATAAATGGTCTAAAGTTTTTGTAAATATAAAACAAAAGAATTTAGGGTATGGATTAGTGAATGATTATTCAAGCGCAAAAATTGATCTAATAAATGAATCAATAAATAGTTACATAATTAAATATACTCAAGAAGATTCAGGATTTAAGTCAAAAGTAAATGAGCATATATTACATTCATCCGAAATAAATTCAAGCATAATAGATAGGTTAAAAAGAGATTTGGTAGTTGAAGGAAAAGATGAAGTAATTTTAGCTGACACAAAATCAAAATTGATGCAAAAAATCCATCAGTTAGAAAATGGAACAATTAAATTTGAAAGCGGAAATGCAAAAGTATTAGATTATTCAAAGGCTAACTTTATAAAGGATAAGTTCAAAGATAAAAAGATAGCTATATTCTATTATTATATTGCAGAGTTTGAGTTATTAAAAGAAACATTCTCTAATCACACAACTGACATTGATGAATTTAATAATTCAGATAAGACATATATAGGGCAACAGTATAGCTCAGCTATGGGGATTAATTTAAGTGCGGCAGACTGCTTGGTATTTTATAACTTTGGCTTTTCAGGAACTAACTTTATCCAGTCAATCGATAGGCTGACTACAATTAATAGATTAGAAAATAATGTTTACTTTGTTTTTCCTAACGGGAGCTTAACTGAAAAAATATATAAAGTTGTAAGCAAAAAAAAGAATTTTACAGAGAAGATGTTTAAAATATAATTACTATATTTTTAAAAGATAAACTTTAAACCAGAGCAAGATGAAACAGACAAATAAAACAGCCGTTGAATGGTTAGAAGAACAAATCAGATGGCGTACTGACATAACTGATATTATTAAGAAAGCAAAAGAAATGGAAAAGCAGCAAATATTAAGAGCAGCTTATCATGGTACTAATTATGAAAGCTCACCTTATAAAGATGCAGAAGATTATTATAATAAAACTTTTAAATCAAAGTAAAATGAAAAAATATATACCTTACATAGTTATACTAATATTAACATATTTAGTAATAGGATTTATTCCTATGCAGTTTAATCCTGCATATTGGACATCTGATAAAAGAGCTGGAGCGATAGGCGTTACTATTTGCATCATGATGTTTTATCCAATAATAAAAATGATCATAAAAGATATGAAAGAATGAAAGCAGAGTTAGTAAAAAGACAAGATAGATATGATTTATATGGTGTAGATGGTGCTAAGATAGCTTCATCTGCTCCTAATCCATTTGGTAAACTATCTAAAGAAAATTGTGATGAGATATTTGGAGTTATTGATGTTGATGATTTAGCCAGTTATTTTGCTTATAATCAATCACCAGAAGACTCCCAAGAAGATTTTGCAAAGTTTGCATTTACTGAAGGCTTCAACAAAGCAATGGAGTTGAATGATAAGTTGTTTACTGTTGAGGATATTAAGAAAGCAATAGCATTTGGTTGGGACTATGAAGGTTTAACAAAAGAAGAAATGCTAGAAAGGTATAACTTTAAACTTGAATATGATAATAGCTATGCAGAAGATATTGATAAATTTATCCAATCAATACAACAAACCGAATGGGATGTTATTGTGGAAACGGTAGGATTAAGTTATTTGCGTGATAAAGATGATTGTTTAATACTTAAAAGAATATGAAAAAAACATTAATTAAACTAAAGCAATTTCTGTGCAGACATAAAAATATATGTATGGATATGAATAGTAAAAATCATCACGATTGGTTTTTATACTGTAAAAAATGTAAAAAACGATACTAAGATGTTAGAGTCAAAAATTCAGGCAAAATTAATTAAGAAGCTAGAAGCTGATGGCTTTTACGTTATAAAGCTTGGTGTAACAAATAAACCTGGAATAATGGATATAATAGCTCTACCTCCAGGATGCAACGCTTCATTTTATGAGGCAAAGCAAAAAGGAAAGAAGATGCGTCCTTTGCAATTATTCCGAGCAAAAGAAATAAACGAAGGAAGATACGGAACTGTATATCTTCATGACGGAGAAACAATAAAAATATGATAGATTTAAATAGTAAAAGCGTCTTAATGGAAGCTGAAAATATAGTTAACGGAGACCGCAACGAACAATACGGAGATCCTAATATTGCATTTGATGAATATTCAGATATTTTAAACACAGTATTTGGAATAAAATTAACATCTGTTGAAATTTGTAAAGTTCAAATGGCAATTAAGCTAGGTAGATTAAAATATAAATATAAAAGAGATTCAGTAGTTGATCTTTGCGGATATGCTGAAATATTAGACAGACTTGAAAATAAATAATTATGAATAAAAGACCAGTAACAACTCAGAAATTCTTAGCACTATGCAATGTGCTACCTAAATTAGCAGACTATATTGAAGAGCTACAGGATGAAAAAATGTTCAGACAGAACATAGCAAAAATTAGCAGGATGTTGGTATCTGAAATAAGAAAGACAGATAATAGATTCTTCTGGAGGGATGGATTTGATGAAGATATGTCAATAGAAGAATTTAATGATAGAAAAAATGGAATATTTGATCACCAGGTGCAGAATGGTAGACTATTTGATCAATGGGTTGCAGATGAATTTTTTAAATTAGAAGATGGAGAAACTATACATAGCGACGGTTACATTCAAGGTAGTTCGAAAGCTCAAAATAAAGACGGACATATTTACGCTTCGGCAAGAAGGAATGCCCATCATCTTAAACGAAGAAATGCAGCCAAGTATGGACCAACAAAAAAGAGTGTTTTACTTTCTGATGAAGGGTAAGATAAAGGAAGTAAATAAAAATGAATATTCTTTTAAAATATCTATTGATAAAGTTAAATTTAGTAGTAATCTATATCATAATATTAAATAACTATTGCTAAATTTGTAGGATGTCAGATTTTGTTAATAATGTAAATGCTACAATGATCGAAATAAATTCACTAAGTGATGATATTTACGAGTCATTGATTGAGATGGATATAGAAAATATGGTAATGTCCTGCGACAATCTAGCCAAACTCTTAAAAGATATAAAGAGGAGTTATAAGAAATAATGATTGTGAAGTTTATATTGCTATCAATTATTATCTATAGCTGCTCTACAGGTAATGGGATACATGACTCATATCTTATATATAGCCATAAGAGGATGATTAAGGAGGATCAACGCATGAAGAATGCTATGATAACACATAGATCAAAAAGCATCGGCATATCTAACAAAATAAAGCACAAAAAGAAAGCAAGAAATATAATTTAAAAACTCCCTATTCTTAATTGAGTAGGGAGTTTTTTATTTTACTGTTTTTTTATTATTTGATTGAAAGTTTTTCCTTTTAAGATCATGTTCAATTCGTTGTCGTCAACTCCTTGTCCGTATTCTTTTCTATTGTACTCATCTAATTTGAAGTACTCTTTAGCTTCCTTGTTATTCATTCCACCTTTAGACTCAATCCATTCAATGTCGTACTTAATATTATCCAATGACATTCCAGATTTTATCAAGTCAAACTGGTAGGACTCTGTGTCAAACTTTTTATCTTTTTTAAGCTCCATATATATGTCATACTCTTTAGCTGTTAAAGATCTTTTTCTTTCTAATTCTTTACGCTTAATTGATGAAAATTTATGTAGCTCTCTAAGTCTTACAGCTCCAGATAAGTAAACAGCATCCATAACTAATGGAACTAATAACTTATCTCTATCTGATGGTATAAGATATTTTGTAACAGTTCCTTCACCACCATATTTAGGAACTTCTACTTTTCCATCGTAGTTGTCGTTAAATAACAATCTGAAGTCATTGTATTTCTCATAAGCAACACCATACACTCCGTAATCATTTTTATTTTGGAATGTACTTAGTTTATAAGATAATTCATCTCTTAATTTATCTCTTTTGTCAAACTCTTCAGTTACACTCATCTCCTCAAGACCATCCTCGATTCTTTTCTTGTTGATCTCATCTATAGCTTTATCAATTTCAGTATTTGTTCCAATGATAGAACCGATTGCCTGACTAGATAGTGCTTGATTTATACCAAAATTAATAACATCATTTACTTGAGGGACTGGAGATAAAACATCACCTATCACTTTTGCAAGTCTGTTTTTATTTTCAAACAGTTTTCGTTTTTCAGCTTCATCTTCGTCTTCGTCTGAGAATGCATTCATAAGTAGTTGAGTAACTGAATACCCTATAACATGGAACATGGCTTGCTCAGACGCCCATCCAGCTAGTGATCTTGCGGCTATTGCTAAATCCTCTTTATTTGCCTTCTTAAATTTAGAAAGTATAACAACATCATTTACCATTCTAGAGTGTTGGTTTATCGCAAATCTAGCAAATGGGAATAATGTATTTCGAAGTATTTTTATAGCAGTTGTTTTATTGCTGTGTAATAATCCAGCAGAATATTGATCAGAAGTATTTTGTTGTCTTGACACCATTGATTCTGCGTAATCAGCAGCAGTATCATTTACCTCTAAATTTTTATAGTCTAAATTTTTATAGTTCAATCCTTGCTTCTTCAAAGATTTAGCATAATACGCTAAAAATGCAGTTCTAGCAATGGATTTATCAGGATTCTGTAGAAACCATTTTAAATATTGATTTGTAATATCACCTGCTACTGAATCAATTTTCTTATACCAAGTATCAGGATTGTTTTCAATATATCTAACAGAGTTTTCAACTACAGATGTAGCTTCAGAACCCCTAACAGATATAGGTCTGCCAGTTCTATCAATAAAGTCATTAGCATCTTTACTCCACGCTTGGCTGTAGTCTATAAATTCACCAACCTGAGTCATTGTATTTAATGCTGCACCTAAATATTGAGTTGGAATTTGAGATATAGCAGACAGCCCTAAACTAGTCCCAGCTTTCGCTAACCTGCTCAATATATTGTCCACTAATTTCAAATCTATACCATCTTTTGATGACATCCCTTTTACATTATTTACATAAGCAAACATTTTTCTTTTAATAAGATTAAGGTCTGAAGCATTTGGGAATATTTTTATTAATTCTTCATTATTGCTTAATGCAGATTGCATCTTATATGCTCCTTCAGATATATTAATATCCAATAATGCCTCTCTTAATTTCTTAAAGTTGTTATTATCAAAATCAAGACTAAGATATTTAGTATTGCCCATCCCTACTTTTGTGGATGCATTTAAAACTCCAGCTTTTGATGTATTAACTTTACCTGAAGCATCATATTTAAATGGATTTGTTTCAGTAATATTTTCTCCAATATTCTTAGTCTCCTGAGATATTAATGATCGAACTATATCTGGAGTATAATTATCTTCTTGTTCAAGATAATAATTATCCATACCTAAACTTTTATCTATTAAGTCAGGAAGCATATCGGACCATTTGTCAATAATCCATTGAACAGCATCTTTGTTGTTTTTATCTACTAATTTAGAAACCTCACTAATAGTTATTCCTTTTTTATCTAAATTTAATTTTTCAAATATCTCTTTAGTAATTTCACCTTGTCTATTTTGAGTAGAGTCTGAAGAGTTCAATAAATTTTCATAAGTAGATTTTAATTCTACTATTCTTTTTTCAAACGCTTGGTCCTTGTCAAATTGAGATCCTATAGGTGATCTTAATAAATTAGCATAAACACCTCTTTCATAAGTATTATAAGCATCAAAGAAATGTTTTGAATTAGCTTTCTTGTTTTTAAACTCATTAGTGTATTTATCAGTTAAAATTGACATTGCCTTATCAGTTTTAGCAGCTCCATTTCTAATGTCAATAAATCCTAACGCTTTAGCTACAACATCTCCTTTTGTAACACCGTTAAACATTCTTTCCAATGTCTTACTCACATCATCCAATTGAGCTACTTTAAATCTAGCAATACTCTTGCTGAATAACATTTTTAAATCTGTAGCTTTGAATTTTTTATCAATAAGCATCTGCACGTTTTGTTTTCCATCCTGGATAGCTACAAACTTTTTAATACCATCAGTTATACCATTAGTCAAGAAATTATCTAACGCATCTAATTCTGTAAATATTTCTTTTTTACTTAATCTATTTATGTCTGAATCTAATAATCTTTTTATTAACGCCTCTTGATCCTTAGTGTATTCTACATATTCACCACTCAATGGATTTACACCATCACTCTGGATCATTTGCTCAACAATTGATTTTCTATCTAATAGTTCTTTTTTAATTACCTTATCAATAGATTCAGATTTAGCTTCAAATTCAGCGTCAGTTATTGATTTTTTCAAATCTTCAATAAGGGCATTGTATTGAGACAAAGTGATAGATGGATCAATTATTTTTTGATCAATATATTCATTTAATCTATTTTGAGCGTTAACCAAGTTTTGTTGATATTGCTCGTTAACCATATCTGATATATATTCTTTCATTGAATTTATATCAATAGCCTTATTGGTTTTTAATTCAGTCTTAAATGTTTGAACTATTCCGCTTATAACATTTGATGTACTTGTTCTATTTGACATTAAAGCATCTTTCAGCAATGTAGCCTTTTCAATGTATAATTCAATATCACTTGCCAATGACGGATCAATTTTATGGAATTCTTGAGCTAATTTATTTAGAGTCGCAGCTTTTGTTTTTCTTAATTTGCTTATGCTTCTTTTTAATTTATTTGATTCAGATAATTTTTCAGCGTAATCAGCCTTATTGAATACACGTTCTGAATAATTTAAGAAATTATCAATAGATATTTGATTGCCAAAATTAACTTCATTAAATTTTTTGAGAATAATACCAGCTTGTTTTGCGTTAATTTTCCCAGACTGAATTAAATCATTAAATAGTAGCTCAAGATTTTTTCTACTTTCTTTTAAATCTTTTTTGTCTTTTTTTAATTTTTTAATGATAGGGTTTAAAGCGTCTTTAACTTCATTCTTCCCAAATCTATATCCTTCCTTAGCAGCTCTAGCTTCTAATTTAATCTGTTCTTTTAATGCTGTTTTTTCATTTACAGTAACTTTAGTTTTTGGAGTTACTGATATTTTCTTAGCAGCCTTACTAGCTTCAGACTCTTTTTTCTTTTCAGATAAAGCTGTCAATGTATCAACTACATCATTAACTGTAACATTATTCTCTGTAGCAACCTGTTTTAATGCGTTCTCAAGAGACACACCTGCATCAACCAACACTTTTACCGCTCTTAATATTATACGAGCTGTAGCTACAGGTAAATTCATACCAAGTGTTTCTTTTCCGAATTGATCCAGATCACTAATAGCTTTATCTAAGAACGATTGAACTTTTTGAAGGTTAGTCTTATCTGCGGTATCTAAGTCTTTTACTTCTTCAAAAGTTGCTTCTCCTTCGCCTTCGCTAATAACATCTGTCCTAATAATTGCATCTTCTGTATCCCAATTAGCTCTTGATTGGATTTCGGATTCGATTCTTGTAAGTTCTTCTCTACTTGTTTCATTATATTCTTTTTTAATTAATTCATATTCTTCTTTTGTAAATCCACCAGGGAATGTAGTCCAAAAACCTTCATCGTTAATATTATCTTCCATGACAGAAAGCAATCCAGATGTTTCCATAGCTCTTACTATTTGAGAATCGATAGCTTCAACCTCAACTTCTCTTCCAATGCTATTAGCTCTTACTCTAGCAATGTTGCTATTAAGCCCCTTACCTGTAAGTTCTATATTTTTTTCATTTATAGCTTTTAACTTAGCATTTCCACTAGGAGCTGTAGGATTAAATCCACCTTGATATTTATTAATATACTCAATAATATCTTGAGGTGTAATCGCATCAGTTGATGCATCGTCAGTAAGCAATGAACTTGCATCTTGAGCTACTTGATCTACACTTTGACCAGCCTTATTAAAATAAGTTTTAGCCATACCCATAGAGATATTACTAGCGTCCCCAAATCTAAGGTAACTATCCTTGTTTACTTTAGATATAACTGAATGTATAGCTCTATCTTTTGCATTTACTGATGATTGTGAATTTACTTCCTCGATATATAGTCTAGCTAGTTCGCCTGCATTATCTGCACTTGCAACATCTTCAAAGGTAGCTTGTTCTACTTCCGCTTCGCTTGAGATATTGCTATCGCTAATATTTGCCTCTTCTTCTACTTTAGTAGTTGGAGCTTGCGCTGTTTGTTGCTCTCCGAATATAGGAGCTAATTTACTTGCAATAATTTCATCAGCTACTTTAACATCGTATCCGTCATTGATATATATTTGTTTAGCTTTACTTATTAAATCCTCAAAACTTATACCTCTATTCCCTGATTCTTTTACAGATTCTCTTAGCTTTAATCCATCTGCATACCAAGTTTTAGGATTTCCTCTTAGAGCATTCATAAAATCTGATTCAACTTCTCTATCAGACAATTTCTCAGGATTTAAATATCTTTCAACTACTTTTTTTGATTCAGATAAGTCTGATAAATCTGTAAATATTCCAAAACCATTCGGCATATTCTTTTCTTGAAGTCTTAATTCATCTAAAACATTTGAAACTTCATTCAAAGGAGCTGAAAATACTTTATCTTTTTCTCTTCTTTCTAATTCTTTTTCTGAATCACTGAACATTTGCTGCTCATTTTCATTTTCAGATTCTTCATATTTAGACTGAATATCATACAGCTCTTTATCTGTCTTAGAAGTATAATCAACTACTTCCGCTTCGCTTGGGATATTGCTATCGCTAATATTTGCTTCTGGCTGCGTGGTTGTCCGTTCGCTCCCTTCTGTTTTCCCGATTTCTTGTTGTCCGCCTTCAGCTCTCTGATATTGGCTGATATTGCTTTCTGTACTGATTTCTTGGATTGGCTGTTCGCTTTCTTTAGTGGCATCTTCTTCTGGTTTATTGCTAATTACTTTTAACTCTTCATTGATAGCTTTAACTCTATCTGTTTGTTTTGACACTAATGCCTCATCTTTTCCTGCTATTTCTTTTGTTAATTTAGTTTTTTCGTCAATTAACTTAAAAGCTTCATATTTATCTTCAGGTTTTAAATTACTAGGCATTTGTTTTAGCACAGCTTCATTTGAAGTCATATTATCAAGTATCTCTTTAGCTTTTATTTTAGATACTTCACCACTTAAAACTTTTGCTTTTAATGAAGTTTTTAATATGTCTTTTAAATTTTCATCCTCAATAGCGTTAGCCATTTTATCAAAATCAACAGCTGTCATTTTATCGGAAGCAATAGTAAAAGATTGAGCCATAGCTCCAACTGTAGATCCTCCTATTAATCCAATTTTAGCAGATTCAGTAACGCTATCTAACCATTCTCCTGCTGTTTTTGGAGTATCGAAATACTCTTTATCTTTTAATGCATTATATGCTGTTTTTATAGTTCCTTCTACTAATTGTTCAGCACCCTCTGTAAACCCTTCAATCACTCCATTAGCAGCGACATTTATTATGCCTCTACCTATTGCAGTCTTTAAGTTTTCAGATATTGCTTTTTCAAGCATTTCAGAAGATGCTTTTTTAGGTAATGATGACACAGCTTTAGATAAAATCCAATTAGTGAATTTCTTTCCAATTGGAGATTTTTGCATAAGTTTATCAACTCCGAATTTTTCTAATATAGATGCAGGAGCAGCAAGTGTTGCAGATAATAACATTTTCTCATACTCAGGAACATTCTCCATGCCTGGAGTTGAATTAATTTCATCCTTATAATTTCCATAAGAAGATACAAACATAGATGCCCCTGAAGCTGGACCTCCCACTAACGCTGTTCCAATAGATTCAGTTAATCCAAATACAGCTGTCTCAAAATCATTTCTATTTGCTGATTTTAAATACTCATCTGTAACAATTCCAGGTGATGTAGCTTCAAGAATTAATCTTTTAGCCTCAGCTGGATTGTCCATATTCTGAGCTATAATAGTCAAGAACGGACTTTCAACTCCCTTGATAAATGATTTTGTAGTTCCTGTTAATATATTACCTCTTTCTTCTTGAGCTGTTATATGATGCCCTGCAATAATATCTAGGTTTTGACTTTCTTTTTGAAGTGACGTTATATCTTTTTTGATTTTATTTGCTTTTTCTACAATATCATTTTCCTCTGAAATAATCTTAGGCATATAAACATTATTATATTCCTCTTGAGATATAGCGCCAGAAGCCAATGATTCATCTGCTTTCTTCTTCCATTTCTCTAAATCTTTTTTCTGAGTCTTTAATTCAACGGCATCAATATTAGCTCTAGCAAATTTTGCTTTAGTATTATTTACCGCTTCCTTATTATAAATAGCAGATGATGTATAGACACCATTATCTATGGCGTAATTTTGTTTAAGCTTATTATCAATATCAATATCTTTTTGAAGCTCATCAATTTGTTTCTGAGTATTAATAGCTTCAATAGGTAATTGATTTTGTTTAAGTCTTTCTAAGTCTTGTAATTTCTTTAAATTATAAGCTTGATCCTTAAACTTAATACTTACATCAATAAATCCTTTTAATAATTTAGACTCATCACTATCTCTTCCTGAAGACCAATTATCTAAGCTTATTTCTTTTGATTCACCCGTAAGTTTATTTGTAACTTTAATAGCATCATATCCCGCTCCAGTTTCTTCAAAATTAAAAATATCATTATCTGTTCCTTTGAACATATTCTTCAATCTTGGAACTACTTCTCCCTCAGAAGCAGATACAATTTCAGAATCAATATTTTTTAATACATTATAAGTTTTTTTATCAGCTTGGTTTTTAGCTATTACAGTTGGATCAGTTTTAGATAAAGATTTAAAATCTTTAGCGAATGCCTTTTGAGCAGAAGATTCTTCAGCTGTTAATTCTTTTTTAACCTCTACTTTTGGAGTCTCTTTAAATCCAATTAAATCTTCTTGCTTTCTAAATGATGGGGTAGCATTTTTCTCTAAAATACTAATTCTCTTTGAATCAGTTATATCCTTAAATACTCCTGTATTATTTGGATCTACTTGCCACCCTCCTTCATCTGTTTTTTTATATATAGCTCCAGGTCTTCCTTTATATTCAAATACTCCCTCATCTTTCGAAGATGAAGAAACCAAAGGCTTTTGCTCCGTTACTTTCGGAATATCCAAAGTAGTACTTTCTGGAGCTTGTTCTGAAAGTGATACCGTAGGTTCTTTTTTTTTTGGAGTAGATGAATATTTAGATTTAAAATCATTTACAACAAATTGAACATCTTCTTCTTTTTCATTATTCTGAATCATCTTCTGAACAATACCATCTAATTTTAGACGATTTTCATTACTTAACTCTCCGTTTGGCATAATCAATAATTATATTTGTTTCTTAAATCTTCTGATTTTTGTTTTGATGGCTTAGGCATTCCGCTCTTTTTTACAGGAGTTGATTCTATTTGATCTTTATATTGATTACCTATTTCCCAATATGAATTGGCTTCATCAGCATCTAATCCTGTAATAGCCGAAGCTAATGATTTTCCTTGAGTATATTCTCTACCAGTCGTCCAGTCAACTGTTTTCTTAGGCTTACCAGTTTTACTATCTACTTCATAGTCATATACTTTTATACCATATACTCCACTACCTAATTTTGTTTTAAGTAAAAACTTATTAGCCTTAGCTCCAGCTGAATTTAAATACTCATTAGTTTTTGAGTTATCACCAGGTTTTGATTGTTCAAATGCATTTTTAGTTAATTTAAACAATTCAATTCCCCTATTTATATCTTCTTGTTTATACCCACCTGAGTCAGCATCTGTTTTAGGAGCTACTGGTGCAAATACTTGTTTAGCTCCACCTTTCACCTCTCTATCCATCTGAGCTCTTAAATTTTGAAGAACTATATCTCTAGCTTTATCATTTTGCTCTTGAGTTAATTCAGGAATCATATTTCCAGATTCATCATTAACCATTTTCATCATAGATAATTTAAGTTCAGCTTCTTTTTCGGAAGTAAATGGTACTCCAGCAGAATCAAATGTTGCTTTAGTTTTTGAAATTAAATCAGACAGTTTTGAATTATAATCTTCAGTACTAGTATATGGAGTCATTTGAATTCCTCCAGCATCATTTAAAGTACTTGCAGCAGCTTTAGGGTCGCTAAGAATTGATGATGCGTGGTATTCTCTAGCTAGTTTATTGTCTGGACTATTCCATACATCTTCTATGCTTATCCATCCCTCTCTTCCTTGGTCTGTCCAATTTATTCTTTTACCAAGTGCATCAGCAAATTGTTTATTTTTTCCTTGAACATCAGCTTTATTCCATACTGTACTTTGAATATTTGTTAATGCAGAAATGCTCATTACTTTCCCAGTTTTAGTATTTCTATGAAATACTTTTCCCTGATTGTCTGTAAATAATTGAGAATTTGCAACATCACCTAACCCATTATATAATGTAGCCATGTCCATCTCTAGCGGACTAGCCGTCCCGTCTGCTTGACGTTTTATAAATTCAAGATTTTTAGCATCCCAAGTTTTAGCAATATTAGATAATGAACTTGTACTTCCTTGTATATTATTTATTTTACTTTTATAATCATTAGGAGTTATTTTTCCATTCATTAAATCTTTCTTCCACGTCGCAATTTGAGATACTCCATCTTGTGAGTAATTTAATATCACATCACTAAAATTCCTGTTGGAGGTTAATGTTATATTCTCAGCATCTTTTGTAGCAACATCAGCTGCAGCTTCTAATTCAGCTCTAGCTGCATCTCTACTCTTTTGTATTCCAGATATTGTTTTAGCAAGATCAGTTGTTAGTCCGCTAAAGTCAACTATATTGGAAGTCTGAGGTGTTGGGGTATATTTTGCGTATTCCATATTGTATTATTTCGGTACTGATAAAGAATAGTAAGGACCTTGAAAAGGTTGTGCAACTTGATTAGCAACTGGAACTGTAACAGAACCTGGTATTCCAGAAGATGCTGTTTTGTCCGTAGGCATCTTAGCATTTCTATATAATGGAAGTCCAGTTTTAGGATCATATAAATGACCTAGCGCTGATCCAGCAGAACTAAATGCTCCAGCGATAGCAGCATTTTTATTTGCTGTTTGTTGAGCCATACTAGCTTGAGCCCCTTGAAGTCTTGATTGAGCTAATCCGCTTAGTCTTTCAGTTTCTCCTGTATTTATATCTTGTTGTGCTCCAGCTACAGCTACATTCTTCTTAAACTCTAAGTCGTTTAATTGAGCTGCTAATGCTAACTCTTGTTCATTTGCACTCTGAGCAATTGTACCTGCACCACCTATGACTCCTTCAGCTCCTGCACCTTTTAAAGCATTTATATTTGCCTGACTCTGTCTGTCCAATGCTTGTTGAGCTAGGTCAGTACCCATTGTAGGAATTTCTAAATCTTTATATGCATTTTGAGTAGTAATATTTTCAATAGATTTTGCAGCAACGTCTGCAGCTACAGCCGCTTGTTTTCTAGCCTTCTCTGCATCTGATGCTTGTTTTATACTCATCCCCATTCCAGCTAGAGCCACCCCTGCTGTTATAACTGTTGTAATTGCTGGCATATTAATTATATATTTTTATCATTTCTTGACAATCTGATGATCCCTTTTGAAATCCACAATTAGAATATCTATCTATCAAATTATTATTATTTAAAGAAGTATAAATATACTTAAATCCTTTATCATTAGCAATAGCCGATAATGATGATATAGTATATTCAATTATTTCTTTTCTATCTTTTCCTTTATATTCAAAATTTGATATTATATATTCAACCCATGCCATTTTTGAATTGGTAAAATATATAAATCCTGCACATATATCTATTCCATTGTTAGAAACTATAATGCCACAATCTGATAAGCTATCAAATGGAGGCGGAGTCCATCTCCAATCCTTCCACCATTTAGTTAGTATGTTATCGTAATCTTCTTTTTTGACTAATCTTATGTCCATTACATATAACTTTTAAATGTAGATGAAGATAATCCAAAAATCTCACAATATTCAGTAACACTATTACTTAATGCTACCTCCATGTAGTAACCTCTTGCTCCATAACTTTCAGCCTGAGCATTTTTAACTATGAATACATAGTCTCCAGGTACAGGTAAAATTACAGACACTAAAGATGATAATGTTATGCTTTTACTAGCGTGCGATGCAATAGTTCCTTGAAGAACTGATTGAGTGCCGTATTGTATATATAACTTATCCCCTTGAGATATAGATGACCCTATGTCAAATCTGAAGTTGAATGTTAATGATGAATATGATAATATATTACCAACGCCTTGAGTTGACATTGCTTTTAAATCAAAAGATCCGTCATCACTCCTTCTTATGTATGCGTAAAGATTTCCTTCTTTATCTTTGTATGCAGATGCCGCTATTTCACCTGTAGATAAATCTGTAGTTATGGATGTATCCCATGGATGAGTAGAGTCTATAGATATAGTTTTATACATCTTAACAGCTAAAACATCCTGACTAAAAATACTTACTACAGATGAATTGTACTGAGTTCCGTAAAAATTATTTCTAGTTTGGTTTGAATCATGTTTATATAATTCCCCATCTTTCCATGTGTAGAAATTATTATTCATACCTATCATCCAATCTGGCATATATGACCAGAAAGACGTCCAACCTTCTACGCTTTTAGAATAAGTAACAGTTTCATTAGCCATGTGTCAAAGGTACTAAAAAAATATTATAATAAATTGGAACTTATGCTTTTTAAATATGCATAATATTTATAAGAACATCTGGATTCATTAATTTCTAAATTAGAATTAAATGGATATTTATTAATATAATCAGCCTTAAAAAACATTCCCTGCTTAGAGTCTGGGACGCCAGCATTATGGAAAAATGAAACTTGATCCCACCTATCTGAAGGGCAGGTAGCCCAACAAAAGTCAAACTCTTTTGGAACTATCACATTAAACCCTAACTTCCATGCGGTCCATAGTTCTGACCACATACTGGCACACCATATCTGTATACCGTAAGGATCACCATCTTTTTTAGAGTTTTTTAAATCCCCTAGTCCATTATATAACGCCAAAGAATTTGAATATACTTGAGTCCAATATTCTGAATTTATATTTTTCATTAGTTTTTGAGCTCCACCACTATTATTTTGATTTGACTTTACAATGTCCCTGTCAATATCTATAATTTCGCACATTTTATCTATGACATCCTCTCCTTTGCTCGCTATATAATCATGTCCTATATACGATATAGTGTCTGAGAAATACCAATTATCATCTTGAATGAATGGGGTGAAGTCAAAAAACTTAGTGAATATAAAATCACAATCATGAAAAAATATAGCTTCATCACTTAAGTATGGATGCTGTTTAAAATGCTTTTCCAAAACATGAGCCTGTATAGCTGGAGGATAATTGCATCCAACTGTAGTGTCCTGATAGAAGAAAAATCTAACGTAAGGAAACTTTTGCTGTATAATTCTCCATGATTCAGGAACTATATCGTCATAAGCCCCGATGACATCTATATAATTTCCGTTATATCCAAGAGATATAAAGTTTTCTAAATAAACCTCAACCTGCCACGCATAATAATCGGTGGCAGGTTGGGCTGATAATAGTCTTAAACGCATAAATAAGTAATGCCTGTTATTCCAGAACTATATTCATATACTGTAGAGATGTCTAGCATTTTTAATCCACTATATGCATATTCAACATATATCGATCCATTCCAACTATATGCTTTTGTTCCTGTAGTTGATATTGGACCATCTACAAATATTTCAACAATATCACCAGAGCAAGTAGCTGCAAGAGTAGCTGATCTTCTAACTAATATACTAGTCAACTCTGGGAGCGTTGTAGTAGTCGTTGTAGTTGTACTAGATGTAGTTGTACTTGTCGTGCTTGTTGTAGTAGTTGTACTTGTTGTAGTTGTTGTAGTGTCTAGACATTGAGAGCATGACTCATAAATATATTTAATCGTTCCGTAAACAGCTATAGGTGATCTAACTGATTTTATAGAGAAACATTCACCTGATGCTATCTTTACAATAGTTCCAGTTGGCAATATATCAAATGAAACATGGCTTATCTTTTCTCTAGTCCCATCTGTACATCTGTCTGCCTCATAGTAGTAGGTAGGCATAGTTGTGGTGGTCGTAGTTGTAGTTATGCCTGAACAATCTAATACATCTAACACCTGACCAGTTTCTGATATATGAATTGTTTTAGCTCCTGAATAACTTATAAATCTCCATTTAGAGCTTCCATTAAATGGTATTGTACCTATTAAGTCTGTGTAAATGAATTGCCCAACTAAAGGTGGATTACTCGCTCCATTATGATAGTATGTAGTTGTAGATCCTGCTCCGCCTACACAACTATCAAAGCTATTAGTTTGACTAACATTGCTCATTATAAATGAAGTATATACTGGAGCTGTAGTTGTAGTCGTAGTACTTGTTGTCGTAGTTACGCCTGAACATAATAAACATGAACCATATATAACAACAGGATTTTCTATTAATTGATAAGGGAATGATGCCGTTGACGTTCCAGTTATTGTCCAGCAATTCCCATCTGCAGTTTTTACAATATTAGTAGCAACTATAGTAGCTAATGTTGTATCTAATAATTTAGCAGAAATACTAGAATCGCTACATAGTGTTGCTAAATACCAGTTTCCCACAGCAGGAAGGGTAGTTGTCGTAGTTGTCGTAGTTGTACTAGTAGTTGTGCTAGTTGATACTGGACATTCATTTATTTCACAAATATCACCTGTAGAACATATTTTTATAGAGTATGTTGAATGATCAATTTTGTACCATCTTTCGCCTCCATTAAAAATAATAAATCCTGATTCATCTTTGAATATTTTATCTCCAACAGCAGGAACTCTACCTCTTCCGTTATGATATAATAAACTATATATAGGATCAATAACGCAAGCTGAATCACCTGTGTCTCCAAAATTCTCTACATCAATAGCGAATGGAGTTATATATACTGATTGTTTTGCAGTAATTGATATGGTTTTAGCAACACTATCCCCTTTGCAGTTTGTAGCAATTAGTTTTACGCTATAGTCGCATGATCCACCAATATTTCCATATAATCTGCCTGTAAATATGTCTAAACTTAATCCTAATGGTAAGACGTTACCAGTACATAATCCATTATCTACAATTGTTCCATCTCCCAATTTAATAATAGGTATGGATGGTGCACATATATTTTTAGATACACCCACGCTCATAGTTACATTCTGAAAAACACCATTACAATCTGTGTATTCAAATATAGTACCTTTAGTTCCTCCAAATAAAGTATAATCTCTGCACGTTGTATCTACTCTCCAAGATGTAGGATTTCCTGAGCTAGCTAATATAATATCTATTGATCCATCTACTATTGTAATATCTTTTTGACTTATAAATGGAACTGCTGATTCTGGACAGTCTATATAGTCAAACTTATTTACAGAACCCAACGAATCTATTATTGTATATTTACCTCCAGAAACAGGTGGTACAGTCATTAATGTCTCATTTACTAGGTGATATGCAGATCCACCGTCAAATAACGTACTACCCGTTGATGAATTGTATATGTAATCACCATTTGAAGGCAAGGCTTTTAATCCACTATGATATTTAATTGTGTCTGCTACCTGAAGATCTACATTCGCTAATGTTCCGTTGTCGGTATCAATATAAAATGATTTTAAGGAAGGCAATACTCTAGTCAAATTCCATGATGATGAATTCAATGGAGATATTACTAATAATTTTGCTAAATTTTCAGATGATAATAATTTAAGAAATCTAAGTGACCCTAGCCCATTATTAACAAGCCCATTAATTGGTGTCTGTAATTTTATATCAGCAGCATCTACTCCTGCTGCAATTAATGCATTGTAGTTTGCTGTACTATTAAGCCCAACATATCCGCTATCTGCTATTACACTTTCGTTATAATAAATTACAACTCTTGATGGCGTAGAATGTATATTATAGTTAATGCCTACTACACCTACGTTTTGCCCGAAATCTACTTCTATACCTTTAACTGACTCTCCGCCATTATAAGAAGCAGTTCCAGACTCCATGTTTGATGTGTAGTCCCATATTAAATAAATATATTCATATTCATTCGGGTTTGAAAATATAAAATCACCTTTATACCTGCTAACACCAGACAAGTCGGTATATAGATATACATCGATCTCTGTAGCTAAAGATAAGATAGTAGCTTTATCACTTTCCAAATATTGTATATTAGAAACTAAATAATATATTTTATTGTTTAGAGATGGATTAAATATTATTTTTCCATCTACAGCAGATATTGGACCTGTAAAAATAGAAACTGTATCTCCATCATTAGGTATGTAATCTATACCTCCAATTCCTGTTAGAGAGTCGAATAAAGACACTCCATCGTCTTTTATTCTTACATTGTTAAACTCATAAGAATCACTATTTGTGTATCCAAAGAATTGATCTGTAGTCATATTTTATTTATTTATTTATATTTTATATCGCCCTAAAATCATTGTTATTTCTTATAGAAAGCCTCTCTATCGAACTAGGTGAAGATGGAAAGCCTCTATCTGATCCAGCAATAACATACGGAACTATTTGCCTTGTTTTGGAAGATCCTTGATACAATGTAAAAGTAATAGTTTTTCCTCCACAATATGTTATAATATAATTAATAGATCTCTTAAATCCAAGATTATTTTCTGCTATTGTAGTTCTTATTTTCTTACCCCCAATTCCAGAAAATGATAGCGTTCCAGCCCAATCAGTTCCGTATGGAGAAATTTCTTGAGCTTGTATAGTCCACGCTTCAGTAGTCTCTATTTGAAATAACGTAAGTGTTTGCGCTTCAAATGTAGCAGAGACAAATGATCTGTCAATACTTAATTTACATGGGATATTAAAAATATTATTTGATGATAAGACATACATTTTGTTGTGGACATCATATCCGCCTAATTTTTGTTTATTGTAATTATCCCTCATCAAATCTCTGAAATGACTTTTCATTCCATTATCAGAAATTATTGATAAATTGTTTCCAACCAAATTTAGTACAGAGCCTCTTCTTGAATCTGTAAAAAATATATCATCACCCCATTTAGCAAATGATTCAGGATTTCTACTGATTCCATAATCCTGGTGAAATGTTATCTGAGTACCCAATACTTCTGGTATTGACACTATACTTCCCCCTCCAGAAGAATCTGATAGTAAGTTTTTCTCATAAAGTACAAATGATATTTTTTCTTCTTGAAAAACCAATAAATCGGTATCTCTAGGATGAAGTTTTTGTATTGATCCAAATGATTTATCTAAATACTTAAAGTTTGCAATTGATAAATTAAATTCATTCAACTTATTAGTACTTGTATTTATTCCATATATACCACTATAACAAATAGCATTTTCACTAGTTATTTGCTTATATTCGTTTGTAGTTGAATTAACCCTTGGACTATATTGAAGTGTAGATTGATTAAAATCATCTAATATTCTATCAGTCTCTAATCCTGTACCGTAACTCCATGAATTGAAATCACTATTAGGCGTACCAGGACTATTTATTTTTACTATAGCTGGTCTAGTCGTATAGTTCATTTGATCGTCAAAGTCATAATTTGCAGAACCCCACGCATATCCGTAAGTAACTGGACCAGCTCCAGGGAATGTAAAATCTAACACTATATTCCATTGATCTAAAACTTCATATACAGTATAGCTTCCAGAAGGGAATGCTGAAATATCAGATGACCAAATGAATATAGCATCTCCTTTTACAAATCTATGATGAACATCATTTTTAGTGCCTAGGTATCCGTAATCATGAGATGTAAGTTGCGTTCTTCCGTTGTAAAACACAAAATCATTATATCTCCATCCTGTATAGTGTAAATCATCTATAATTGGAAAAGTTGAAGATAATTCATGATACAAATCAACATCATTAGGTTTAGCAACTGTCTCGCATAAAGATGCTTGATCTTGTTGATCAATAGTAAATTCTACAGTTATATATGGTTGATCCTTGCTGTTTCCAAATAAAGCACTTCTGTCATTTGTTTGTATAGATGAATATATAATCATTTTCATTCCTGAAATACTTCCATTATATCCATTATTATATTCATCAGAAATAGGGAAATACATAGTATTATTATCTATGGTTGTATTTGTGCCAGATACATTTCTTACAGAACTACCTCTTAAAAAACATACATATTTAGCTCCCACATCAGATCCAGTTTTATCTAAATAACTAAAACGTCTGCACGCTCCTGATTCATACCACCATTCTTGAATATTTTCATAATCTTTATCTGATGGTGTAAATTGTTGTAATCCAACTTGTGTAGATGGATTAAAATTGTCACTTGTTATTTTTAAAGTAATTACAGCTCCTTTTTTTATAACTATTTCATCATCTTGAGACGGTACAATTGCTGCGTTTGCAGTTATAAGGTATCCAGAATAACCTTGTTCTAGTCTAGAAAACATAGAAAATCTATATACACCAGTTAATGGAGACTGAATTGCATCTATATATTTACAGTTTATAGCCCATTTATCCCCGACAACTGGATTGGATGGAAAAGTAAATTTAATTTGTCCACTAGAATAATTAATTGTATATTCTTGACCAATTATTATAGATATATTTTGACTCATAAGTATAGGCGATGCGTACACTCCTCCGTTATGTGTCGAGTTTGCGTAATACTCAAATACATTAGGAGCCGTAACCTTAACTATAAATCTAACTAATTCATATCCTGTAAAAGAATTATAATTTACAGATAAAGCATTTTTATTTGATTTTCCATAATAAATTGGAGTTTCAACAATTCGATTATATGATTGTGAAATTACTCCAGCCTGACTTAGAGGGGTAAATGGATCTTGTGGAATTATAGTTCCAGCTATAGGTACAAGGCTGGTGTTTTGAAATGCTCCAGTCCCCGTATTTGAACTTTGATAATGATATGAAGTGTTTAATGCACCACTAGTTGAATCATCTACTTTTATTTTGAAATAAATACCTGGAACTTGAGATGCTGTTCCTGATATAAAATTAGCAGGCTTAGCTTCAATCTCTAATATTTTATATTTCTGATTAGACAATGTAGGTCCATTACTAGTTGCTTTAAATATGATATATTTACCTACTGATATTTTATCTCTATCTGATTCATTAATTAAAAAATATCTATACGATCCATCTTCATAAAATAATATAGGAAATAAATTGTAATATTCTCTAGTATTTTGCTTTATAGCAATTCTATAATGTGTAGCCCAATATGGAGGAGGATTCTTTATCTTTAATAGTAAACTATTTGCCGTTATGGACTTATAAGCTGGAATGTGAACTGAATTATTTTGAGAAGTAAGTACTGTTGACGATCTTCCGTAGTCATCCAAATAAACAATGCCTAATTGATAATCTCTATCTGATTTAAATGATTTTTTAGCCGTAACTCCATCAACTGATTCAGATAAATATGATGCTTTTAAATCAATCACTATAGGATTTCCATCTTTATCTTTTATATCATAAAATTGAGTATAGTTTCCATACATCAATCTATCGCCTACAAACTCCTGAGCTTTAGCTCTAATTGGAACATTATCAAATAATCGAGTTAATTGATTATCTCCAAGTACACTATATGTTTTATTATTTTTAAATAAGAATGTTCTAGATGCAAAATCTCCATATCCAAGATCTCTTTTATTAAATGTTTCAATAATGCTTAAATTGATATTATAAACATCTTTCATTATTATTTGAACATCAGTTACGTTTTCATTCCCTGTATTGAATATTATAGATACAGCATTATATGAGTTCTTCATAGATCCATTATTCCCCTCAGTATAGTCAAATAAAGTTCCGTCTGGACTAAATGGTATTGCTGAAAAAGGGGACATTGCAGAAAATTGACCGTCTACATATTTATATCTATATGAAAATGATAAAAATTTTTCTGATAAATTGTTAGAGTCTGTACCATCATTAAATGGACTTATAAGCGGAGAATATAACGGTGGTCTTAATATTACATTTATATCATCATCTATTCTAACGTCATCAGTATAATAACTCTTGCATCTAGCTATATTAATAGCTCTAGGTGGATTTAAATCATCTGTCCAATATAAGAATCCATTAATATAATTTATACCTGTTATTATGTAATCTTGATCTAGATTTAGCTTGCTTGGATTTCCATTTACTTTATTACATTGAAGAACTTTTACTATTACATTTGTTTTTTCATTATATTCAAATATAGCATCAAATTCATCACTAGCTACTATCCAGTAAATTAAATTATCTCTTTCGTATTTTACAGCTCCAATTGTTTTTGCATTAACAACACTTACTCCAAAACTAAGCACCGAAAGTATATTGCCAATTCTAGTATTACCTAATGAGTTTTTAGCAGAACCAACACTAGCACCATCTGCTGTGTCTACTCTTATGTTTAATGCGTCTCTATAGATTCCATCCCCAATGATTCTTTCATCAAGGTCTTTATCCATTCTACCAGCTAGGAATGTATTATTAATATCTGACATAATTATTTAATTATTTTACTTTGACCTCTAAGGCTCATTAATAATCTTGATGGATGTATGTTACTTAATCTTATTCTTACATTCCTGAATTCAGCTTCTTTTTCTTTTTTAGCTCTAGTCTTTTCGTATTCTGCTATTCCTGTTTTAGCATTAAGTAGTGACCATTTTAAATATCTATATATGAACTCTTCAGCAAATTTATGAATCTGAATACTATCTTCATCTCCATTAGCCATACCATCTGATATGTATTCAAGCACTATAAGTTGATTAGCTATGTCTGAGCTAAAATCAATTACTCCATTTTGTATTCTAAATGTAGGGGATGAATTAGCTTCTGTAGTTTCTAATCCAAATCTAGCTCCTATAGAATATCCGAAATACCAACAATCATCTACGCACCATCCTTGACATCCAGCGTATGGTCCTAAGCCCATGTAGGTTGTTTGATTAACCCTATTTAAATCTAAATTTGAAGTTCCTATAAGAACGTCTCCATTTAAATCAAATAAAATATTATGGTTATTATCTTGTAAATATCCTTGAGCAGAATTCGCTCTTCTATTCTCAACCAAAGGTCTTAATACCCCATTTATATTTATAGATATTCTAATGTACTCTACATAATTGCTAGGTAGAATAAACTTAAGATTATCAGACACCTCTAGCTCGATAGTTTTAATATCTCTCATGGCATCATAATTAAGCAATTTTACAGCTTGTTTAATGTAAAACATTATCTCATGTCTTTTTACATTTGCTAACTGCTTATCGCTTCCGACATACATTAATGAGAAGTTATTCAATATCTCTGAAAAACCTACATATTGATAAGATCCCCAATTAGAATCTGTAGGTAGTACACCACCATTAGTGTAATACTGATATGGACTTATATACGGCATCTATTAAGATTTATCTTGATTATTTTGTATTTCTTCTGTTTTAGCTATTTTAACTATATCATCCTCTCTGATTGATACACCTGCATATTGAAGGATCTTAACTATCAAGTTAACTTCATCGTTAGCTGGCAATTCAAAATCTTGATAATCCGTAGCTGACTGATTAAATAATGCCTCACTAGCAGAAAGTGATGTGTATGTCCATTTAGGATCTTTTGGGTATCTAACATAGTCTATCATTACATTAGATACAATAGTTGTTGGATATATTTTTAATCCTTGAAGATCCAATGTATATACTGGAAATGATAATGAAGGAGCTGTCATCAAAGAAGAGTTAAGATTTATTATCTTTCTTCTATCTACAGCTTCAATCTCTACTGAATCATTGTATATTAATCTGTCAAGTTTATATGCTTTCGCCTCATTCAGGAATGACGGAGATTCCCCTGGCATATAAAATTTATTGCTTATCCCATTATAATGTAGAACTGTAGAGACCAAGAATCTATCAATCGTTTCCGTTAATTTAGAAACAATATCATTATATCCATCACTTGTTTCAGCTCCATATTGAGGATGAGAAAATCTAGCGTTTTGTCTGCTTAGCGCCTTTCCTAGATCGTAAAAATATTTTTCAAAAATATCTATTTGAGATTGCTTTGCAAATAAATTAAACTCTTCTGGAGTAATATATCCTCTATTATCCTTACTGATTATAGATAATACTGTATTTCTTACTGAATTAATCATTTATTGACTTTTATACAAAGATAATAAAAAAAGGCACTACGTAATGCAGTGCCTAAATTTTTAAAGTTTGTTATTACTATGCAAATGCAATAGCAGATACAGCTTTAGGTAGTGTTAAAACAAATAAATGTTTTACAGATACTTTAGCAACATAAGATGCTGCAACTTGATCCATCAATGATTTAGCAACTGAAGCTGTAGCAGTATCAGCAGCGTGAGTCAATTGAAGGTTAAAGTTAGCAGTTGTAGTACCTGAACCACCTTGAATAATCAAGTTAGTAGTAGTTGCACTCGCTCTTAAAGCTGTAACAATAGCGTCAGCTTTGATAATGTAATTGTCCTTGCTCGTAACAGGGATTGAAATAAATCTTGCCATCTTGTAAAATATTTAATGGATGAATAAAGTATAAAGGTAATAATTTATTTAAAATAAAAAAAGCCGAAGAATAACCCTCGGCTTTTAAAATAATTATTTATTATTATTTTTCTTCAAACTCTTTAGTTAAGAAAGATAAGAATGCATTTCCATGATCTGAATACAACCATGCTGAGAAAGCATCAGATGCATTTTCACCATAAGCTACAGTCATTAATTTTTTCTTATTTTCTTTTAAGTTATAATAAATATCCTTACCGTTTTTTATTAAAACATATTGTTCAGCTATAGCTCTTGTAGCAACAGTTGCTAGCTCTAAGTCTGGATCTTCTGCTGCATCTAAGAAATCAGCTGGATTTGTTTTTGCATAAACTAGGATGTCATGCTTAATTTCAGATACAGTCATTGTATCTACATTTCCTTTCAAATAAATTCTAGCAATAGATTTCATTTTATTTAAAGGAAGCGTTCTAGCCATTATTAAAGCGTCAACCTCTTGCTCTAAATTAATTATATTTTGTTTTGCATTTTCTTCAGGATCGAATTCATAAAATTCATTCCCACCATTTTTTTCATTACCAGGGTGAAGTAATAAAAAGTGTTGCAAAATAACATTCTGTCTTGAGACATCCAATACTCCATCTACAAAAACAACTGGCTCAACAATAGCGTTGTCATCTTGTTCGTCTAGGAATGGACTTCTTTGATTACGAGCATATCTAAGTGCTCTTTGTGTTTCTTTTTCTTCATCGTAAAATAATAATCTTTTACGAACTGTATCTCTTGATGCAATAGCAAAAGATAATGGTGTTGATGTTCCTTTTAGAAGATACTTTCTATCTTTTAAAACTTGTTTTGTCTTTACTTCCATTTTGATATAAATTAAATTTGAATTAAAATAAAGAGAGCCTCACTAATGAGACTCTCTGAATAAACTATATGATTAGTCTTGGAACAATACGAAGTTATTAGCTCCTAATGTACATAAAGCTCTCTCTGACAAGTACTCTACGCTCATAGCATCTAAATCACTTGTTGAAGCACCACCAGCAGAACCAGTAATCCAAGTTTTCAACTTACGATCTTCTCTTGCATTAGCTCTGTAACGAACGTGTAAGAATGGACGCTTAGCATTAGCTCCTAATACTTGGTCATAAACTGTAGTTGTTCCAGCAGGAACTAACAATCCATTGATACCACCAGCAGTTAAACCACCTCTTAATGTAGCATCGTTAAGATATTTCCAATCAGACTTGTAGAACTCATATCCACGTTTGAATCCTGAGAATCCAAGGTTTAATGCCATCTCTTTGTCATTGTCAAACATTCCGTAAGAAGTACCTGTAGCAGAACTTAAAGAACCTAACATATCATCAATATCAAAAGAGAAAGCTCTATTTGTGAATAATACGTTTTCAGCGATAGCTCCTTGCTTGTCTAAACGTGCAACAACTGTATCGAAATCAGCAAGTGTAGTTGGATTTCCTCCTGACCATACGTTACCTCTGTTTGCAACAGCAGCAAATAAACCTTCAGTACCAGCGTTACCACCACCTGAGTTAGTAGATAAATACCCTTCAGCAGCAGAAGCATTTTCAGCTTCAACAGCCTCAACCATAGACATCTCTAAATAATCTTCGAAACGAAGTCTAGTTTCATGCTCTGATTTCAAATACCATAAGTATCCAACACCATTGTCACCTTCAACTTCTACCCATCCGATTTGAGCCATGTCAGATCCAGATACAGTATATTTGTCTTTAATGATGATTGGTTTAACGTCAAAGAATTGAGGAGCAGCTTCTAAAGAACCTTCCATTCCAGCAGTTCCTTTAGCGAATTCAGATCCGTAAACGAATGCAGTTACAGTCTCAGTTGTAATAACAAATGGAGAACCAGCAGCTGTATAAAATTTTACTTCGAATTGACCAGCAAGTAAACCATCAGCAGTTCCAACTTTAGAGATAACACCTTTTGCAGATGCAGAAGTTGACTCTGAAGTTAAGAAAACTGTTTGATTTTTTCTGAATACACAAATAGCAGATGCAGTAGTAAATAAAGCTGTATCAGTAGTGATAGCAGAGTTAGGAACAACAGCTGTATATTTCGTGTGTAAACGTCCTTGTTCAGTCCATTTAATTAAATCAGATTCAGTTGCAATCTCAGCACTTACGTTACGTAAGAAAGATGCTACTGATCTGTCGCCATAGCGCTCAAATTCTTTCTCGTAAGTATCAGGAAGATACTGATTCAAGAAATCAAAATTAGTAATGTAGTTCGTTGGCAAAGCTGACTTTGTAGAACTTGGAGTAATCGATACTCCTGGGGATGTTGCTAAACTCATTTGTTTTTACTTTTTAAATACGTTTTTTAAAACTTAACCTTCCTCCTGAATCAGGATTTACGGCTCTAACTTTTGATCCTTCATTCGGAGTTGATGGAGATCCTGATCGAACCATGTCGATATTTTTAGCCTCTCTATCCATTCCAGTTGCTAAATCTGCTTTTCCTTTTTCATAGAAAAATTTAGCAAACTTGTCGGGATCACTAGCAACAGCTATTGCTTTGTGAAATTGTTCTGCATCTTTTAAGTATCCTTCTTCATTTAAAAACTTATTAATAAAGTTTTGTAAATTAGATTGTTCTACTTTTAATTCATTAGCATCCGCTGGCTTGTAAACCGCCTTATTGTTTTCATCTAAATTAAATCCGAAACCTTCGAATTTATCAGAAAATAATTGACTAGTTTTTTCAGCAAAATACTCTGATTGTTGCATTGCTTTTTCATTCAAGTTGTCACTTGCTGCTTTACTTACTTTCCATGACTCATATTCTTCATCTTTAATCTGATCTGAAGCAACTCTTGACTCAAGAGGAACTTTGTATTGATCTTTCAAAGAATTGAAGTATTCTTTTGCTTTGGCAAGTTCTTTTTTCTCAGCTAATTTAGCTTTACGAATATCATCTTCCCCATCCATATCTGCATCAAACTTATACTGTTCAAGTTCGTATGCAATATCTTCAGAGTCCAATTCAGGATTCATAGCTTTTTTATATTCAGCCAATAATGTATCTTTTGGTATTGAATCAATGTCTCTGTTTAATTTAACAAAGTCATCCATTCCTCTACCTGTTTCTTTTTTGTACTTATAGAAAGTAGATATATCTTCTGGTAATTCCTCTTGAGCTTCACGCTCTTTAAGCAATTCATCCATAGAAGTAATATCTCTTCCGTACTTATTTTTAATATGAGAAAGAACGGTGTTATCGTCTAATTCTTTATTTTCTTCAATAATAGGAGCTGGTTCAGCAGTTTTATCGTCAACAATAACTTTATTTTCTGCACCTTCAGCTTCTTCAGCATTTTTTTCGTAGTCTTTCTGATGATCCATCTCTCTCTCTGATAAAGATTTTTCTTCGTAATCTACAGCTCTAACTTTAAATTCTTCTGCCATGATTGTATTATATTATATTAAATTTAATTTTTACAAAGATATAAATTATTTTTATTGAATTTTGCGAATTAATAATTATATTATCTTGGACCGAACGATGATAAATCAAACCCATCTAAGGAATCTTCTGAGCTCTCGAAATCAGTAGGAGCAGTATTATTTTGTCTTTGCTCTATAAGCTTAGATGTATTTGTTGATTGCTTATCAACCCTCTTATCTTTAGCTTCTTCTTTTTTCTGTTCTCTAGTTTGCAGGTTATCAGTTTCAATGCCTCTTAATTGCATATTGTATTCAAACTCCAATGCCATCAATTCCTTTTTAGCAGCAACTTCAGCTTGTATTTTCTGAATATCAAAATTAGATTTAGCTTGTTCAAGAGCTATCTTAGACTGAGACTCCATTTGAAGTTGTTGAGATTTAGCCTCAGATGCCATCTGTTGTGATTGCTGATTTACTTGAGCCTGTTGTTGTGACTGCGCAGCTTGTTCTCCTTGAATTCTTTCTTGTTTTTTACGTCTTTTAAGTTTTAAAAGCTCATTTGCTGTTTTTATATTTTTTACTATTCTAATATCAATAGCATCTTCAAGGTCAATCTGATCTCTACTTAATGCCATTTGTATATTTGCTTCAGTTTGTTGACGCTCCTCTTCGTCTGGATCTAATTCAATATTAATTCCAAAAGAATATAGGTAAAGATCTTTAATATCTTCTAATATTGATATATTGTACTTACCTATTTGCATTGCAAATTCCTCTCTAAAGTCAGAATATTCTAAAATATCAGCAATCCTTAATGATAAACTTTCTGCTAATCTTCTTGTTATATTTAATCCACCTTGGAGTATATGTCTAGTAGCTGTATTACTGTTTAATGCTGCTAATTTCTGAACTCCAACAAGAGCGTCAGGATTTGGTGTTGATCCATCCCTTGCTTCATTCAGTCCAGTCACATCTCTAATCATGTTTAGATTATAGTTGTACACTCCAATTAACGCTTGTAATTTAGATTGTCCACTACTGCTGTTTAATTCTTGAATAGGAACTCTTGCTTGATTAAATTCCCCTTCTGAAGTGTAGCTTCGTCCTATAACACTACCTGTTTGGAAGTATAGGTTCAATGCTTCTTCAGGCGTATATGCTGCTCCTTGACCTAAATCAATTTCATTTAATCCATCTGCATCGATAAAGATACCATCAGGTACAACTCTAGCCATTACTTGCTGAAGTTTCAAATGTGTTATTTGAATTTGGTCCGCAAATGGAATCATCCTCTTAACTATAGAGTCTATGTTTCCTTTGTACATTCTAGGTGCTGACAATACGTAATTAGGTAATGCTTTTTGAGTAGCAGCTTTAGGTCTTACCATGTTTTTTAGCAATTCCCATCTAATTAGTTTATCACTACCAAGTACAAGAACCCCGTCATACCAAACATCTTTTATAGATTCTAATTTTTCAAATCTATTATCTTCAGATGGGGTAGGATTAAATTCTTCATCTCTACGTATTAATTTAGATCCACCATTTTCTAGATTTTTCTTTTTATGGATAAATCTTTTAGTAGTTTTATAGTTAAAGTATAACAATGATACCATTTCTCCAGAGAAAACATCATCTTGATACTTGCTCATTATAGGGAAATGATTATACCATGCAGCCCCATTATTTTTTATAGATAATAAATCTTCCTCCGTTAAGTTTGGATTTAATTTAATAAGCTCAGTATAATGAACTTGTTTTACCTCTCCAAAATAATAGCAATCTGAGAAGTCACTTTTTTCAGTATAACTATATATCAATGTAGCAGGATCGACATAATCAATTTTAACTCCAGATTGAGTATTGAAAGTGTGTCTTACAGCTCCTATCCCTATAGATGTGATGTCATAATCAACTGCTGGCTTTACTATATGATGGAAATCATTTATATCTAATAATGTATTTATAGATACTTCTGCCGCTATCTCTATGCTAGGCTTATAATTCAATTGCATATACAAAGAAAGCTCATCGTCTGTTTCTGGAACTTCATTCTCAGGAACATTAAATGCATCGATGCCTATTTCTTCTTTTACTTGTTTTAAGAACGGTTTAGCATTCATATCAGCTTCTACCATATCTTGAAAGATATTCTTTTTCTCAGCCGACATAGCGTCCTCTGATGTAGCTTTTATGTTGTACATTCGGTCATTCATTCCGTTTACAACTATATCTACAAATTTAGGGATGATAGGTACAACTGCCCAATCTAAATTTAAATGAGATCTATCTCCATTGACAGACATTTCATTTTTATATTTTTGCGTTGACTGCTCCCCTCTTGAGTATAATCTTAAATTATGATAAACTCCAAACTGATTATAATATCTACATCCACCGCTACCATTTCTCTTAAACCATTCTGATTCTATAGCTTTTCCAACTTTAATACCATATTCATTAGTTGCTTTTTCAGCATCAGATGCCATTTGATTTGGAAATGGAGTATTTTTAATGTTAACAGAAGTTTTGTCCATATTTATATTAATTGACTATTTGAGCCATTATTGTTGTATCTAGCAAAGTTAATAGTTTTTTTTGATTGTTTTACTTCATTAACAAACTGATGTTTACGATTTGCCATAATAGCTAATCCAGAACTTATTGATGCATCATGCTTTGTTCTATTGTTAATGTCAAATTTAGCCCAATCTTCTAGCGTTTTATTGAAATACATAGATCCCATCTCATCTGATTCTCTATACGTTCCTTCAGTATCTATTCCTACATATTCTTCTATATAAGACTCTATAGCTGTTGCATGAGCTTGTTTTACATCTTCAGATGAATTGGGCATTCCGCCTAGCTCTAGTTCTGTTTTAGATAATTTTGACAAATGTTTGTCAGGTCTGTTTATTGAATAAGCTCTATACCCTCTATTTTTTAAATGATACAATAATCTTGGCTTATTATTTTCAGCTAAAACAGGCATGCCATAAAAAACTAACGCCATCAATACATCTTCAAAAAATATCTCAGCAGTTTGCGGTCTAGATATATATTCTAAAAAGAATTCATTCTTAGGACCATGATCAAAATGGAATTTAGTTAATCCATGAAGTGCCCCATTAGATCCTCCACCGCCAACAACTCCAGATATATCGTAAGAGTCACATCCGAAAGATCCCATATCTTCATTTCCTGGATATTTTTTACCGTTTCTTACAATGATATTGTTTCTATGAGTAAAGTTTGGCATCCATGATATTAAGAATCTACCCCTTAATGTAGGGGACCATACAACTTCAGTATCTGGCTCTCCATTCTTCCATGCAAAATTGCCTCTAGTAAGTACAGTATCTTTAAGCATACCGTCATTATTATCTATCTGCTGATATATCTTAGTTAAATTGAATAAAGATTGCTTAGATTCATCCCTAAACGCATGAGATTCTGTTCTAGGGAACTGTCTATAGAATTCATTTAATGCATCTGCATCTGATTTTAGTGATGACACTTCGTTATTCCAATATGATATAACACCAATATCTATCATCTCACCATCTATACCTTTAATCGGTTTTATAGGATCTTCAAATACAGGGAATCCGTACTCATCCATATATCCCTCAAAATTCCACTCCATAGGGATGAATAAGGAATATAATCCACTTTTAGTCTGACCATTTGCAGATCTCTTATTTGGATTTGAATCTTCGTACATATTCTTGTAATTTCCCCCACCTTTTGATAACGCATTAGATGTAGAACCCATCATACATTTACCAATTACTTTACTACCTAATCTCAGGCAAGTCTTTCTGACTCTCCATCCGTTTAATATATTATTAGGTGCAAGTAATTTTGCAGCCTCATCTTCAACCAAGAATAATAACTTCTCCCCATCATAAGCATTGTCAGATGTAGTTTTCCAGTCAATGGTAGTGTCAAGACCTTCCATCTCAGCTCCATGCTCTTCATCCATGTTCTTCTTTGTGATCTTAGAAGCTGGAACTCTAAACGCTAGTTCTGTTTTTGGATTGTCCATTCCGTCCTGTACAGGCTTGAAAAAGAATGGATAGTTTTTTACAATTGGAACAACCTTATCGGTAAACATCTTTTTAGCATCATCACCTGTTTTAGAGCATATTCCTAAACGAGCATCTTTTGCCATTGTAGCTATGTTACTTGTTTCAGAAGAACTCATAAATGAAAATCCAGAACGTCTGTTTTTTAGGTAGCACATCCCAAATGATCTGAAGTCTGCTTTACAAGCCTCCCAGAATATCCAATAAACTCTATTTGATTCACGAAAGTCAGGTAGTCCAACATCTATTTTGGACCATTGAAGATACATATAGTGACTCCCAGTTATGTATGAAGGCTTTCCATTATTCATAAAGAATAAACCATTCTCCCTGAAGTTAAAAGAATCCTCTATGTAGTCAACATATTTTGACTTAAATGCATTATCTTTTCTATTCCAATCGAATATGGTCTTTATCTTAGATAATTCTTTTGGATATTCAGATGCTTTCCATCTGTTGTTTGTATTTATTACTTTGTCAGTTTCTAAAGGGAGGGCTATATATAATCCATTTATAAAATATATCTCCCCTACTTGTCCTGATTTAGATATTACAATTATATCTAAAACTTTGTCGTATCCATAAACCCAAGATTTAGCTTTATTTCTACTTACAATTACAGATTGTTTAACCTTTTCATTGTCAATTTTATATAGAGAATATTTATTTTCCATTTTTCTTTTCAGCAGCTAATTCTGCAAACCCTTTTGAACTAGTATCTATTACTTTAGTTATAGTTTCATCTGTTTTGTTTCTCTCTAATTCAATTTTATCAAGCATCTCTAATGCATCTAAGAATGCTAATTTCTTAGCACTTGCTGCATTTTTCATTTTATCCGCAGATATATCGTCCTCACCTTTTGTTATAATTTTTTCTTCTAAGACCAATATCAATTCATCTACAGCTTTTGATGCAGCATTTAGAACTCTTTCCCTTTTTAATTTTAAATCTTCAGACATAAATTTTGTAATTTCATTCTGTATAATAATCTATCATCTATTCTAAACTCATACTCGCTCTCTGGCTCGAAAGATACAATATCATTTATTTTAATATTACTATCTGTTTTTGGATAATAAACTATACTACCCATCAACGGTTCATATCTTCCAGTAGTTAAGATGCCTATTTCTATTGATTTAGTGGGCTCTACAAAACAAAATGGGAATATAGCATTCCAGTCAGATGAATCGTCCTTATATAAGAATATTTGATCCTCTTCTATTATGAATATATTGTCTTTATAGAAATTCCAACTGCTCCTCTCGTTTCCTTTCATGTCGTAATATATTCTAAATACATTATGATGAACTACTATAGTGTCCCCTACTTTTATAGGACCATTATAATACATTGGAAGCTTATTGACTTTAGCAAATCTATTAGTTACAGTATGATCCTCCTGAGAAGAGCTTATTATAAATTCAGAATTATCATATTTTTTTATATTGTCATATCGCTGACCATTCAATGGTTCAACAATAAAGTAGAATGGAGATTTCATTTAGAAGTCTATTTTGTATTCTATAATAATAGGGACAGTATTCCCAAATGTTTTCCACTTGACTACTTCACCGTTCTTTTTTATCCAAATATCAAATGATCCATCATCATTTTTAATGATGACATCTATTATATATGAATCACCCAATACATTTTGCCCTGAGACGAAATGCATTGAGGATTTATAATCTATTCCTATTGATATTTTACGGATTGACATTTATCTCTCCAGTTGTGTAGTCAACTCTGCATTCTCCATATTTAGCATGAATGCTGTTTTGTTGATCAATTAATTCTGAATATACAGAATCATAAGCTGATAAATGCTCTGCTATTTTTCTAGTGATTAATTCTTTATCTATAGTTAAATCTGCTATAGAGCTTTTTAAATTAAAAAAATTTTCTCTTGAAGAGTTGAATGATTCTAATTCTTCTTTTGTTAAAAATAATGATTTCATTTTATTTAAATTAATTTTAACAAAACTAATAATTAAATATCGTAAACCCTAATCTCTAAGTCAGAATTTTTAAGGTAAGTCTTTTATAAATCTAACTGATCTTCCAAATCCATTTACCCCCGTGGTAATAGTTGAAGCGCCATTGCTACCATCTAATCGTAGATACCAAGCATATCCTGGACTAGCAATTAACTCAGTAGAACTCCACCACCACCCCTGATCGCCAATAGTGCTATAAGTTCCTGCCGTTTGACTACGTGTTCCGCCAGGGAGACCCGTAAATAGAGACGTATCAGTTGCATCAACATTAGGGCTATTCCAATGACATAGACCTTGCTCTTTCATTTTTCCACCTGCTACAGATGATCCGCCTAAATAAGTAACTAATGTAGTAAATTCAGTATTTGTTGGAACATGATATCCCGTTGGAGCTAGTCCTCTTACATCATTTATTGCAAACCAATTATATAATTTACCATAAATTGCATCGTTAGCTGGATCATTATTATAATGACACCACGCCCCTGTTGTTAAAGCGCTCCATGCGGTTGGATCTGACACTTGAGGAATTGTATCTCCATTTCTATACACAGATAATGTTGCATTACAGCCAGTCCATCTTTGTGTTCCAATTTGTACTTCATGTGCTACGCATTCTGTGCAGGTATCCGCTCTTCTTGAGTCATAAATACTTCTTTTAAAAATCCACATATTTATACTTTAGTATTTCCTAATAAATAATAGATAGACGTTGTTAATCCTTGCTCTAAATAAGCTTGATCATATTGACCTTTAATTTTATATCCAGTAATTGCATTACGTAAAGTTGTGCCTGATGGTGTAAATGTTACATCGCCTGTACCGTCTTGAATAAATCCAACTTGTAACTTAGCAGATAAGCCTGTTGGTACTGTAATAGAAACTGGTGTTGCACCATTTGTAATAATTATCGTATAACCATCATCATCACTTGTAAGTAAATAATCAGCTGAAATAAACTTTTGTTTTGTATCACAGCATATTCCTTGAAGATCAGATACTAAAAAGTTTTTCGTTTCATTAGTTATTCCATCCGTTCCTATAACCTTATCCGATGGATTTACTGGGCTTTGGTTTACATAATTTTTTATCAACATAATATATAGTATTTAAATGTAAAGATACAAAAAAAGCCAACACGAGTGCCAGCCTTTATAATTAGAATATTAAATATCCTTGTTAGTGAGATTTCAAAGATAGTTAAATTTTTATTTCAAAGTGCATTTTATAAATACTTTTTTTATTTTTTACAGACCAACTTACTGAACCAGCCCCTAATTTATAAAATCTTTCAGCCTCACTCATTGACCCAAATGTATTACCATCTTCAATACATATTACTTTTTTACTTCTATTATGTTCTAATCCAAATTTACCTTTATATAAATTACTTATAGATTTTTGTTTTAATCCTTTAGTATAAGCATGTTTTGTGTTTTCAGACTTAGTACACCATTCTAAATTTTCAATATTATTATTTAACTTATTACCATCAATATGATTAACAAAACATTTTCCTTCTAATGTTTGTTTAAATGCAAAACAAATAGCTCTATGAATAAAATATCCTTTATTTTTAATATTAATACATTCATATCCACTATTTGATTTTGCTTTTTTTAATATCTTATCTTTTGGACTTTTTACATTACCTAAATTACCTATTAAATAACCTATTGGTAAATAATTACATTGTTTAAAAATTTCTTTCATATCTTTTTTTTATAAAGATACTAATAAATATTTAATTTCAAAGTGCTTTTAGGATATTTAATTAAAAACTTAAATTATTGAAAATCAACTATTTATCTCAAAATGCATGAAATCCATATTGCGTTCAATTCCTAAGCTAATAAATCCATGTTTGTAAAATATATCAATCATAGGTTTATATTCTGGACGTGCAAATCTTGCAGTTCTTGAAGTTTCTTTAAGTGTATTCCTTGCAGGGTCTAAATCTATAGCAATACCCCAGGCGTGTTTTGACCATGATGAGCCACCTCTCATTTTTCTATAGTTAAAACAACCTCCATATAAATCAATACCTAATTCTTTTATTTTTTCAAGTCCATAATGAGCTAATAAGTCAACTAGAACAGCTTTTAAATTTGGAGCGATAAGTTTATGACATCTTAACTTTAAAGTTGTTGTATCAGTGTCCCACGCTATTCTCAAAGGATATGGACTAACTATAGTTTCTAAATACCCTGCTCCTGTTTCGTTTGGAGCTCCGTATTTTTTTATTGCTTGTTGCGTAGTTAACATAATTATATCTTAGTTAATTTAGCTATTGCCGTAGCCGTAGCTCCGATTGAAACTAATATTGTTCCAGCCACAACGGTAGCAGGCAAAGTGATTAATCCACTTCCAACAATTCCCAAAATTATACCGAAGT